GCTGTAGCGCCGTCTTTTACAAGATCAGTTGAAGTTGGTACAGCCCAACCATAATTAGGGGTAGTAGTTGCCATTGTTCTAGTTTATCCTTTTCTTAAATAACGTCAAGCCAACGATAATCATTAGCAAGGTTTTGCCATTGAATTAAAGCGTTGTAATCTTCCCATTGGACATCAAGGGTTGAATAAATTGAGTTAGAAACAGACATAGCCAATTCGAGGTTATTGCGTCCAAGTGTCCAAGTCCAACCCTCGACAAAGCCCTCATTGTAGCCCTCGGCTATCAAACCTACTGGGATATTGTCTAAATATAAAAGGGTATCCATTGAGACACCTAAAAGGTTATCTCTAACAGTATTTGTCATATCTGAATTTGATAAATTGACTGTTACTTCCTCAAGTGAGACTTTAGGTGTTCCTCTGTAATTAACAAAATTTGTAGCTTGTTCTGTGGCGTCTGCTGTTTCAGCAAGAATTGTGGATCTAACTTCTTGAAGCAAACCATAGTTATTTATTGACGTGTCATTTTGTGCTTCTACTTCTTGAACTGGGTCATCATATTGTATAACAACACTATTAACAATGTCTGCTGTTTGTAGTCTTGTTTGTATGTCAGCGTTTACAAGATTAGCGTCAAGTTCAATAAGATTAGTTGTATAGTTTTCACTTCTTCGCTCTGCGTCTGCGTAACCAATTTTGAAATCAGTTGTGTCATATAAATATCCTAACCCTGATTGTTGTGTAATATCTGTTAAATTGTAAGCCTGTTCTACTTGTGCAGGTCTAGCAAGTACTTCATAACGTCCTGCGTCAATTGTGTCTATGCCTTGCACGCCATAGTTAGCCCAAGTCTCAGTTGTAAAATCATTCCAAGTTTGTGTGTTGCTAATGTCTTCCCAAGCAATATATAAAGTTTCTTCAAGAATACGTGTAATACGTGCGCCGTCTAATTCTTCTGGGTAAGCAACAGAACCAGCGTAACGTTTAACAAGAAGACCAAGAGCGCCTACAGCTTGTATTTGTAATGTGTTAGGTTTACCACCTAAACCTGCTCCTTCAAATCTGTTAAAAACACCTGAAACTTCACCTGTAAATAATTTAATATAAGCACCTGTTGAGTCCGTAACTTCAATTAGTACTGTGTCTAATAGTTCAACTACTGGACTTGTGCCCTCTAAGTTTAATAATTCTAGGTTGCAATAACTTGGTTGAGTTGCTTCAAAGAAATCGTTGCGACCATAAGTAATTGTTGCGTTCTCTAATGTTGTAGAAGTTTGTACAGTACCAGCAATAGTTACCCGATACGTTGGCGTGTATACAGTCATTGGTTATCTAAACCCAAAGTTAAATGGCTTTATTCCTGTCGTTTTTAAGGCTGTGTTTTGAACTTTGATAAGGGTTCTAGCTGTGCCTTGTGGATCTACTGCGCCTTTAATGTTGTAGTTATTTACTACTGTTGGCTTTTGAGTGTTAATTCCAACTAAACCTTTTAACTTGCCAGAAACAGGTGCATCAGGAGCAAATTGTCCTGTTGCATTTGCAAATTGACCTATTAGTGATTCATCAAATGATTGTTTGAAATCTCTAAATTTTTGTTGAGCATTGTCAAGTCTTTCAAATAATCTATCTAAACCCTCAACCATATCTGTAAGTAAGTTTATAAATCTAACAAAACCTGATTCTTCGCCTGTACTTGAATCAAATTTTCCTGTAAGTTCACCAAGCCCACCACCAAGGTCACGTAACGCTTTGCCTAAATCATATCCAGCACCCTCAGCTGTATTAGTCTTTTCTTGAAACATTCCAAGAGACGGCACTACACCTTTTTGTTTTCCTGTTAAGCCATCAACAAGTCCTTGTACAGCAGGAGCAATAGTATCTGTAAGTATTTTTGCAAATCGTTCTAAAATTGGCAAAAGGGCTTTACCTAATTCTTCTTTTGCTTCATCAAAAGCAACTCTAACCCTTTTCATACGACCCTCAAAAGTATTAGCTGCTACATCTGCTTGACCCTCAAAAGTTTTAGATAGTTCAATAACAGCACCATCAAAGTCTTTTGTTTTAACAATGTTTTCACTAAGAGGAACACCAATACGTTTCAATGCACCCAAGTTGCCGTCATAGGCTTTACTTAATGCTTCTGAAACTGTAGCAAGGTCTTTACCTGTACCTGCAGATATATCAAGGGCTAATGTTTGAAGACTTTGCGCTTTTGTAATGTCTTTTGTTGACCTAACAAGTCTGTCAAGGCTTGGACGTAATTCGTCATCTGCTACACCTGTAGCTTTAGCCGTTTTGTCAATAAATTTTTCTGTTGATGCTATTTGTGCATCTGTGGCTTTAGTTGTGTTTTTAAGTGTTTGCTCAAGAGTTGCCATAGCCTTTTCATCTGCTATAGCTGCTTTAACAGCATCAACACCAATTTTGATAGCTGCAACACCAGCAGCTGCGCCAAGAGCTGCAAAAGCCAAAGCACCAGCTTTAAGTGCGCCACCAAGTTTACTGCTAAAACTTTTTGTCTCTTTATCGGCTTTATCAAGTCCGTCTATAAATTGTTTTGTGTCAGCAAGTAACGCAAGTTTAAGTGTCCTAATGTCAGCCATTACAAACTAGCCTTCCAAGCGTCTCTAATTTTTTCATAACCTTTAAGCCATTCCTGAGCAATCGTTGGTTGAAATCTTGACATAGCACGATACAACCACCAACCTTCTTTCCCACCTTTACCAGATCTACGGGGGAACTGTTTATATTGTTTAGATCCGAATTCATTACCCATTATCACATAACCTGCACTAAAAGCACTAGAGCCAACTTTACGATTACCACCAATACTAAAACTAGGTGCTTTATCTGATTTAGATATTTTAATTGAATCAGCTACAGCTATGGCTTGTCTCACGTTATAAGGAGCGTTACTAGCTGCGCCTTTAGCATAATTAGCACCACGTTCGGCTAAGTCTTGTGCAATCTTTTTCATATCATTTTTAGCAATATCGTTCATTTTACCAAAAGTGCGAAGTAAAGAACGATAATCTTTATCAACTGGAACAAGACTTATTGCTTTAGCCATTATTGCGCTCGTTCAATATGTCTATAGCTGTAGCCCATATTTCGGGTTCGGCATTGAGCCAATAATCTGGTGTTATCCCAGTTTCTAATGCTAACTCGACTGCTGTTCGCCCAAGACTTCGGGCTTGGTAAAATTTGCTGTCTCAAAATCAGAAGCTGCAATAGAGATGACTTTGGTTTTCCAAACATCAAAATTTTCAACTTTTTTAGTAACGCGTTGTTGGATCTTATGACCAAGGAATAAAAGAAGTTGGTTACTTGGTGTGCTTTCGTCCATAAGAACTCTGACAATAGATTTATTGTTATATAGTTCTTTTTCTGCCATAGCAAGTTCAATGGGTCTTGTCCATTCATCAAACTTTTCACCTGTTTCTAATTCCCAAGATATTTGTAATTTAAGCATTTGTGTGCCCCTGTTCTTTGTTTGTGATTGTTACGCTGTTAGGTCTTCGGTTGGGATACCTACAACTTGTAAAGATACTGAACAAGTTTGTACGTCTGCACCTGAACCTGTAACGCTTGGATATTGTGGCAATACTAAACCAGTTAATGTTACACCAGTTCTTAATGTCATAATAAAAGCGATTGTAGTATCTGGAGCTGTTTCAGTTCCGTTCCATAATACTTGATACAAGCTATTTGGTGTTGCGCCTGCGTCGTTTAAAAACTCAATGTCAAGTGTAACGTTTGAGTCTATGTATTTGTATGCTTTGCCTGCAAGGGTGTCAAAAGTTAATCTTTCTGTATCAAAGTTGATAGCAGAAGAAGTAATTTGTTCTGAGTATAAATTTCCATTAACACTTAGAGTTAATTGACGACCACTTAAAATAGTTGTTGCCATTGTTGCCTTTCTTAGCCTGTGTAGGCTGTTTGTAGTTGGATTTCAGCAGATAGCAAATCTGTGCTATTTGTCTGCCTAATTCTCGGACTAGATACTGACAGTATAACCCAATTAGTCGGTATAAGTGCCAAGATTGTTTCTATATCATCTTCCAAGTTTGTTAATGCGCTTGGGTTTGAATACGTAGTGCTGACTATTTCAAGAGTTAGTCTTACGTACCAATTCTTAGTGTTACCAATAGATATTGGTTCAAGGTATGGGTCGCCAGCCAAAATAAGAGCTGCTGGTGGAATAATAATATCTGGTACGTGATCATAGGCAGAATATTTTGTGTTATCTGTTATTGCGCTTTTAAGCCCTGCACGTAAGGTACTGAGAGCCATAAATTAACCTACTTGACTATTAGAGTCAATATATTTACTTATTAAACCTGTTACTTTATAAAGAAGGGTTCTGCCCATTCTGTATGGGGCTGGTGTGTAATCAAGGGCTTGTTGTGTGCCACCTGCAGCTAGTCTTGATTGGAATACGTCTACAGCGATTTGTAGTACGGCTTCTTCAACAGCGTCTACACCGTTGTATTGTGCCAAGGTATTAGCAGCTGCTGTTCCTGACGGAATAGTCCAATGTCTATCAAAATCTGCGTGAACTTGTGTAAAGGTAAAAGAATATTCATTTGGTATGGCTAAAACTGTTTTTGTGCCTGTAATACCTGCGTGGTGTGAATCTGTAATAGTTAAAGATTGACCTACATAAAATTTGTGGGGTACTTGCGTGTAATTTGTCCAAACGTTATCTTTTGATGAATGTTCTACAACTGCAACTTTATGTTGTGTAAGAAAATCACCTATTGCGTCTTCTGCTGTTTCAATAATTGAATCAAGTTGTGCGTCTGAATAAAGAGCAACAGGAACGCCAAGTACAGCTCTTAACTCACTAGCTGTAACTAATACTGGCATTTCTTATTCCTCTCGTTAAGGGTGTGGGTAGCACAGGGGCGAACTACCCACACGTTTAATGGTTTATTAGTTCTTGTTAAACCAAACTCCGCCACCAGCGACTTTAACTGCTAGTGCGCCGTATCCGTAATAATTTACGTCAATTTGACCTGTGTTGATTACGTTAGTGCGTAGAGACAATCTTAATGATTCGTACCAAGTGAATGAATCTGGGTTTACGATAATCATTGACTGATCACCAGTTGTGTATGCGTCTAGAGAACGAGATACGTACATATCTAGTCCTGCAACGTTTCCACGTAATGAAGCTGGTGAAACTGCGCCACCTGCGTTCATTGGGTTTGAAGCTGTATAGATTGGACGACCATTGTCGTTGTAACCCATAATGTTGCCCCATTGGGTGCTGTTGACAATTAAGCTACGTGCAAATCCAAGTGAACCTGAATAAACTGTTGCTGCGCCTGCAGAAACGTAACCAAGTAAACCAGCTGCAGTATTATCTTGGGTTGCTGTTGCTAATGCGCAAGAAGCACCTAATGTTCCTGCTACGTAAGCGTCTGTGGCTTTTGCATAAGCAAATTCCATTTGGCGTACAAGTTCGTCAAAAAATACTGGTGAAGAACGATCTAACAATTCTACTGAGAATGTTTGTTGTCCACCGAATTTTTTAACTGCTACTGAAACAAATGAAGCTGCTGTATCTGTTTCGGATAATGCTGTTGCTTCGTCTGCTTGTGCGACTGTTGGTGCTGTTGTAATTTTAGGAATTTCAAAAGTCATACCTGAAGTTGGTAATGTTCCTTTTGAGATTGCGTCAATTAAACCACGATCAGCATTAGCAATTCCGTTAATAACTTCGGTTGCTTGTGGTGTTGGGATAAAACCAGCGTTGTTGGTTGTGGTGTCAGCTGCCATTACATATTGACGGCTTTCTTCGTTGCCAAGTGCTGCTCTTAATGAGTGTTCCAAGTATGAACCCTTTGAAACGATTGGGCTTCTTGGTGCTGTGAAGATTGCTGGGCGAACGTTGCGTTCTGCAGCTTCTACAGCTGGGGCTTCTACAGCCTTTGCTACTTCTTCTACTACTTCTGGGGTAACTTCGTTTGACACGATAGTTTCCTCACTTTCTGTTGGTTGTGAAGGCTCTGCGCTTGCAGCTACTTCGGTTATTTGTGCGTGCTCGCCAAAAGCAGGGAATGTGACGTGTGAAACTTCTTTTAATGTAGCTTCATTAACAATTACTTGTTCACCTTTAGTGACGTAATCGTCAATCATAGCGCCAACGCTAAATCCAGTTCTTAAACCTTCTTGCGCTTCGGCTAATGCGTCGTCTCCTGAATTGGTTCGTGCGATTTTGAATACTCCAATAATTCCTTTATCGGTTTCTTCATATCTTGATAGTTTTCCAATTGGTCTAGTCATATCGTGTTCGGTAAAAAGTTTAATACCTTCACCAATTTTTAATGAGCCTTGTTGAAATACAACGTCTCCCATATTTGTGTGACCGACTTCATTGAAAGGAACAATAACGCCTGTTAATTCTCTTTTTGAAGAATTAGCTGCGATAATGTCGGTTGAGAATTTAATAAAGTTATTCATTTATTAACATTTCCCTTTCTCTTGCTTCCTCTATTGTCATTACACCAAGAGGAATAAGTTTTTGATATATGTCTGCGCGTTCAATTGCACTTGGGCTATAAAATTCTTCTAAATCAAATTTTACAATAGATCCACGTGGCGTAATATCATTTTCGGACATTCTTTGTGTAATACAAGTCATTAAGGGTTTTAATGACAAATCTATTAGGCTTCTTCTTTCAGCTGTAACGTTTGAGTAAGTCATTGAGCCACCTGCGTTACCACCTACATAGTATTCAGGTAAATTACAAGCCCTAGCAATCTCGGAAGCCATATATTGACGTGCTTGGTTTAGCGTTAATTGTTCTGGGCTAAATCCTATGCTTTGAAAGTCTATTGTGTCGTTTACAAAAGCTGTGCCACGTGTTTGTCTGGCTTCTTTCCAAGAATTTAATAGGGCTGTAACTCTTTCAGCAGGCATTGGCAAGTTAGATTTTAATACAACGTTAGGTGTTGGTTCATCTGCAAATCTTTTAACTGCTTTTTCTAATGCAAGTGCTGTAAGTATTGTTATTCCTGCTCTTACAAGTAAACCTTCATCATAACCAGTAAAAGGAATTAAAGAACCAAGACCATTATCAGGTACGCGATTGCCGTCTACAGAATAGTATTCAACGTTGTGACCTAAAGCGTCTAAAGTTCTTGTAATACGACTTACAGAAATCCATTCTGCGCTTAAAGGTCTTCCGTCTGCACCAAGTTCAAGTATTCTTAAATATCCTTGACCTGTAAATAAAATATCTTCTGCTAAAAATGTATATACAGACTGTCCAGTCATACGTGGGTCTGGTTGTCTGATAAAAGGTGGGGTTGCAACTTTACTGTTGTTTGATTCGCGTCTAACTTCTAAAGGTAATGATCCGATAGTTGCACACATAATGTTTCTAGCTCTTGCAACTGCTGGTACTTGCATAGCTTGTGCTCTGGATACTGAAGATAAACCAAAATAGTCAAAAGGTTGGGCGTACTGTTGGTAATTGTATGGTGCTACAGCTGCGTCAATTTTGTTTACGTCGTTTTGTGGTGTGACACCAAGAAGATTTTGAAAGAAGCCCATAACTTCTAATTCTTTACCAAATCGTTATAATAGTCAAGCACCTAAGCAACTACAATGTCTTGGTTTTGTGCCCTTGAGCCGTACTGTTCTGCTTTACCAACTGCCAAAATCATACTTATTGCAGCTGTTGAAGGTTTACGTCTCATTACATACCAAGCACCTGTGTCATTTGATTTCTTTATACAACTATTAACACTTGCAGATAGTTCAGGTTGATTACTATGAGCTAGTCGTCCACCTGACATAGCACTAAGTACTTGATCGCAATTTGTGTAATAGTCTGAACCTTTAATTACGTTTGCGTTTATGCCCGCTTGTTTAAGTTTGGCTACTACTGAATCACCTGTGAACCTGTTTGCTATTACTTCTTCTGCGTTGTAGTGCTTTGCCCATTCGGCTATGCGTCCTGCAATAAACAAATCATCTATTGGGCTGTCTTGTTCTTGGTATTCCATTAAACCTACAGCTATAGATTTGTCTTCTAGTATTTGTGAACCTGTTAAAGCCCAGGAGTTACGCTCTGGACTTATTTCAACACCAAGCCAAGTAGGTCTGTCAGGCTTTAGTGCTAGGTTTGGTTGCATACAAGAATTCCACGCACCTTGTTCCCAAGCTGAGTTCATTGTTTCAACCCATTGGCATAAAACTTCTGTTTGAAAGATTTCTGGTGGGTCACTTAGTCTGGCTTTGATTGCGTCTACTGAGATTGTTCTGCCAAGTGCAGGGTTTGCTTCTTTCCAGCCTTCTATATCACTTAATTTTCTGTGTGGTGAGGCTGACCATTCCATAAAGCACAATGGATCATCTAAACCTTTTTCTATTTTGTCTAATGCACGTTGTCTCATAGCGTTTAGTACGAGTGAGTAATGGTCGCCTGCGTTTGAGATACCCCAGAACTGTGAATTAGGTCTTGCGTTCATTGTAAAGACTAGAGCTGAGTATGCGTCGTATGTTTTCTGTTGTCTAAGCTCATCAAGTATTACAAGATCAGAAGACAAGCCTCGAGCACCACCACTATTACTAGCTACAATCTTGTAACGTGAACCAGACTTTAGTTGTATTTCTTCCCGACCATTAGCCCTTGTAACGTGTTTAATCTTTTTACGCAACCAATCATAATTATCTATAACTTCCACAACTTTCTTAAAAGTCTCTAACGATAAGTCTCTAGTTTGTGCACTTGCTATCTGTAATTCTTCGTCCCATAGGTAAAGCCCTGCCAGAATACGCATACGCAGAAGATGAGTCTTACCATTTTGTCTAGCTGCAATAGCCAACACATTCTTGTAAGCCCAAGTCCCGTCTTCTTTAACCTTGGAAGCCTCGTTAATTAAATACTCTTGCCATTCAAGCAAAGGCATTTCAATTTGGCGCGCAAACTCAGCGACCTCGTTGCCTCTAGTTGGGAGAAGCTGTGGTGTGGTCTGAATTCTCGGGGTTGAGTTTCCTAAGATCGTCAAGTGGGTCTTCACCCTCTAACAATTCGGGTTTTTCTTTTCGTCCAAACAACGACAACCCATACTTGTCCAATATCGCTTGTAACTGACCAGTAAGTTTTCCAAGCTCAGTAGGAGTGAGCGTCGCGTTATCCAAATATCCAGCAAGATTGTAAGCCATAGCAATACCAGCAAGATCCAAATCATTTATGATTCCTTTACGTTGTGCTTCTTGAATTGCAAGATCTAACGCAGGAAGAATTCTTGCCCTTTTATCTTCTTTAGTCATTATACATTCTTTTCTGGTTGTTCGAATGGACTTTTAAGCCCTTTTGGGGAGAAAAACATAGCAGGGGTCGGTGGTGTCTTATCGTGCTCAAAAAATCGGTTATTGTTCATCATTTTGCTCCTGTGTTTTCTGTTTCTGTCTTTAATGTATTGTTCTTCTGTTCGATTGCCTTTACTGTAGTTGCAGTTCTTGCAAGCACTAACGAGGTTATTGAAGTTATCGTCGCCGCCTTGCTCGACGGGTGTGAGATGATCGACTGTAGTTGCGCTAGGTATTCCGCAGTAGTAGCAGGTGTGGTTGTCTCGTCTAAGTATTGCAAGTCTAATCTTTCTCCATCTTGAAGTACTGCCGTTACGTTTAATCTTATTCATAGGTTGTTCATTATATATGTTAAGAACCCTTGTGTGTTGAAGGGCAGAGAACGGCTTAGTAATAGAACCATTCTCTAATTGAACCCCTGAGGTTTCAGGTATATCGAACGGACGTCTTATTTATTATTCGACGTAATCGCGCCATTTGATTAACAACTTACATTGGCTAATAGGCGACCACGATTATTAGCAGCTGTTAATCTCGTAACTTCTCGTATTTGTTACACGCCATGCAGATTAGGCATGGGTGATTAAGACCCTCTAACGGCCATTAAATTGGCTATCAACCAACCCTCAACCTTTACTTTAGACTTGGCGTGAGCGACCAAGGTAGTACTTATATCAGTAGTTATCTATAGTCGTCAATGCGTGGGTCTTGAATCATGTCTTCAACAATTTGTAAGTTGTCTTTACAACACAAATCACGATCTATTTGCGCTTGATATTCTTCTAACTTTTTTCTATCTTCTAAACGCTTTTGATAACATTTAACGTCTTTGCAAATCCATTCTTTGCTATTGTCGTAATCATAGTGGTAATGCAAATATATTGTTTCACCCATTTTTAATACCCATTTGTTTTTTAACCTTTGATGATGTCACAGGCACTCTAGGTTCACAATCTTCATGCAATAATTCCTTGGCTATCATTTGATGACAAACTTTACACCAAACATATGTAGCCATTATTTAATCCTTTGCATGCATGTCTTGCAGTAACTAGCTGCATAACACCAACTACCACAACTAACGCACCTTGATATTAGATCTAACATACGCTTTCACCCACTCCCAAATCTGCATAATACCAAGCGTAAGAATTCCACCTATTAACAAACTAATAACAGCTTCTCTACCTAATGGTGTTCCCATTTGTTGCCCCTGTCTTGACTTAGTGTTTTTTTTCTACTATCTTTCTTGCTTCTTCCATATCATCTCTGTTATGAAAGTTTGAAGCCTTGTTGAGTAAGTCTTGTGAAATTGACAGTCGTAAGACTTGCTCAAGCCTGTATACGTCTTGTGGTTTCATTCTGCCCCCCTTTCCTCGTATTATTGTCGCATAAATAACACTAATAACACCAGAAACACACCAAGAAACGCTGTAAATACTTCCACTTATTTAACCCCCATTTTCTTTGAACATTGTGGAAACGCTCTTGCAAATCCTTGCTTTTTTACAAGCTTCTGTGCGCGTAGGAGTTGTTCACGCACAGAGGCTCGAGCAGGGTCACCAGTTCCCCCGACATATACCCAAGATCTGTTATCAAACTGAAACAAGCCCCTGTACTTGCCTGTTCTGTTAACAGCTTCTGGATTTAATGACGACTCACAAACGGCTATTTTCCGATAGTCGCTTGGTAGTAGCTCAACGTCATTAAAATATGGGTTTAATAAAAATAT